CCAATGAAATCGTGTTTCCCCAATATTTGTTGTGTTATGATTGATGTGGTATGTAACAGTTTCACCGATTTGTGGGTCAGTTCCTGTTTTGGTAAAATAAGATTTTATTTCATATCTTGAAATGTATCTAAAATCACCAATAAGAGGTGCAACGCCATCATCAACAGCCAAAAGTCCTTCGATAGTTTCTTTTATATTTCTTGTTCCAACACCAAACTGAACCATCATTTGAATTTCTTGGGCAACACCACTTACTCCATAATCAAGGGGGGAGTCTGAATATGTGCCATCACCAAGTGCTATACCTCTAAAATTTATTGTAGAGCCTGATATTTGGTTTCCACTTAAATCATAGAATATAGCCTGAAGATATGGGTATTCACCCTCGTCTCTTTTTACAAGCATACTCAAATACTCACACTCATCCTCTCCAATATATCTCTTATTGGTTGGCTTTAATGTTAGATACTTTGATAGTCTGTTTCTATCCGAAGTATTACTATGTAAATATCTGCGATGAAATCCACCATTAACAAAATTATCACCTCCGAAACCTAGCACTAGCTCATTATCAATATATGAAGCATGTTGTTCCTCATTTGATAACGCTGCATTTATTGCTGTAAAGTTAAAAGACACTACATCAACGTCATCAGAATCTACCAACTGACCACTACTGTTTATTTCTTCAACATATATCTTTATGGTAAAATACTTAATCGTATTAAGCATCATAGCACCTTGAGTTATATCTCTCTTTACGCCTGTTGTCGTGTCTTGATTACAAGGTCTAAGGTCAAAGGAAACAAAATCTCTGCATATAGAGCTTAAATCGGATGAGTAGTATATTGTTGAGGTTACTGCCCAAGCATCTTGGTCAAGGTTAGTTGGATTTTTTGGCTGTGCCTGAACTCTTATTTGAACCTCGTCATCAAACTCAGAAACGTTATTTACAAGGTCATAAGGTATTATTTCAACACGACAGCTTGGATATTTTGCCCTGTCGGTGCTATCTATTCTAATACCAAACTTTATTGGCTCATATACGCTTACAAAGGTGTTTGTGGGTCTGTCTATTAGTTCTACTGTTGGCATTATATATTGTATTTATGTTGTAGGTATGTGGTTACCTTACTTATTTGTTCTTCTGAAAAATCGTCATTGAAAATTATCATCTCCTGCATCTTCATCTCTAAAAACCTAGAATCACCTATTGAGTCGGCTGCAATTACCAATGGTTTGCCCTCGTAAAAATCAAAGGTGTCATAGAAAGGTTCTGTGTCGTTAAAGGTTTGAGTTCCGTTTCTAAAAACGTGAAATGATTTGTTATGAAACTTAATCGCAAAAACAGCAACATTGCTTAAAATGTTGCTTCCCGCAGCAAAAGCAGCTTGATTAAGAGAATCTATGTATGCTATGTTAAGAACTGAACCCTCAGGCGTCTTTCTCGCTTCAATAAGAATCTTAGTCGAATTTGATTCTTCGGTGTTTTTGGCAAGAATATAACCTGTGGATGCCGAATCTTCAACTTTGGCAACAAAGAATATAGTGTGGTCGTGAGCTATCCCATTACCCCCTGAAGATATGCCTTCGTTTACGCAGGTCATAAAATCATCCGTTCCATCAAAGGAAAGGAATGGTTTTCCGTTATCCGAAAGCTCGTATTCGTATGATGGCATTTTTGTTGCAGTAGTTTGCTCAAAGTCATTACCATTACCACTTTGGTCAATCCACTTGCTCACAACCTCATTGCCACCACTATATGTTGTCTTGACACCTAAATCACTTCTAAGCCACACTCTAGGACTTAGATTTGATATGAATAGCTCATCCATGAATGAGAAGTTGTGTGAGAAGCAATCGAGAGTGAACGTAAGTCTGACTTGTATTAACTTGTCATTATATAACTCTTTTTCTCGTTCGACAGATATACTGTCAGGACTTAGTATCACCTCTTTATTCCCATAACTGTCTAAAACCCTTTGAATCCAAGTCAAACCCTCTTGCTCTAGCAAAGAAAGCACTACATCAAGAGAGCCTGATTGATTTTGGTAATATGGCTTGACTACAAGGCACTCAAAGGTATATTCCTCTCTACTGTCGCCTTCCGTAGATGGAAGTTCGGATGTTGGTGGTAGAACAAGTAAAAGTGGGTAGTCGTTGTTGTGCTTTTCGTTTATTTCGTTTTCATAGCCGAAAATAAAGCCACCGTTTATCCATTGCTGCTCAAACCTGCCTCTTAAATCTTTAAGTCTGTTAAAACTCATTATTTTATACTTTTTCGCTGTTCTTCATTGACAGCTAGTTCATAATCTTGTTTTGCAGTTTTCCAAGACAGATATGTCAAAACCTTATACAACTTTTCGTCTTTTACACTCTGCATGGCATCTTTACCTTCTTTTGTAAATACTCCATCAAGTGATAGGTCGTATAGGGTGTTTAGCCAACCAAATGGCTTTAATATCCTACTTGCCTTCGCTACTGCGATACTTTTTGTTCCACCATTTCTGAAAAGGTTTTTATAACGTTTAGAGATGCCAAAGTTCGTTTGTTCAAAAAAAAACTGAACTCCCAAACGATGTCCATTGTCAAACCACGAAATTTCTTCGCCTTTTCGTCAATATCGTCTAAATCAACCTCCTCATCCACTTTTTTACACAAAATTGCCATTTGCTCAGGCAAAATGTCAAACCTACCATTTTTTAGGTACTGTGTGTTCATTTCCAACTGCTGACTCTCTATGTAATCACCAAATGTGCCTGTTCTTAGAAAATCTAGTGGAAAATAGTACACATCTCCCTCAAACTCGAAGTAATCCAAACCTTTTGGCTTATATTCCTCCATTATTTCTTCTAAGCACTCAATTACTGCGAATACATCGCTAATTGGCACATTTTTCATCGTTTTCTCGTCAATCTTGGTCATATAGATGAATAAATCCCTATACATCTTGTTTTCTTGATTGGCAAGATACTTTGTGAGGTCATTCTCACTATTTTCTTCTTCTTCGGTGATTTGATACTTTTTTATTATCTCATATATCCCACAATAGTAGTCGAGAGTCATCTCCTCCCATTTGTTAGGTATATTATACTCCTTATTGTTTATTTCTATGTTTAGCATTGTGATTCGTTTATTATTACCTCCATATCCTTGAGAAAGTCAGAAAGCACAGCAACTGTGTTCATCGTCATCTCGTGGATTTCATTTGCGTGAGATTCTATTAAATCTTCGTTTTCTTCAGTTTTTAACCCTGCAAAAAACCCCATCACCATAAACATACATAAATTAGGAATAGAAAATATCCATTCACCAACTCCACTTTCTTTTATTGCAATATCAAAAAAATCATTGTGATACTGCTTTATGTCATGTAAAAGCTCTTGAAAATCACCAAACTTGCCACATTTAGCAGTTTCAGTAACCTCATAGACCTCTTTTTGAACAAAAGTCATATAATCTTCGATTATCCTCTTGTGTTCATCGTTTATATAGACAAGTTGTTCCATTTTTGCAAAATTAATTATTAATATCAGTACTTTGTCGCAATTTCGTTGTAAAATTCAATTTTATAAGTCATTTATCCAAAGAATACTATTTTTTTACCTCTAAAGTGCTGATTTAGTGCCATAACAAGGCAATCGACCATATCATCGTGCCTTGCAGCAGGAAATTGTTGGCATTGCATCAAAAACTCATCATTCCAAGCACCCTTGAGTAAACTCACCCTTCCTGTTTCCAATGTTGGACTAATATCTTGCACCCTAGCCATCTTATCTTTGGTGGGTGGTTTATCTTCTCTTATGTTCAAGGCAGTTTCTCTTATCAGCGTTTGCACGATTGACTTACCACTCGCCTTTGGCTCAACGAATATCCTTGATTGGCTACCATACCCATTCTTCTCAACAAACTTAACTATATGCTTGATAAGGTCAGGAAACTCCAATCTCACGTTCTGAACTTCTGTTATTTGCCAAGTATTGTCGGCAAAGACGTATGCAAGTAGTGCTGATGGGTCATTTTTCTCACTTGCTGTGTATGCAGGGTCGATTATAAAATTGACTACCCCTTCTTTTTTTTCATTATCTATCTTGAACCACGTTTTTTTAATCATCCCACTATTTGCAGGTGTAGGTCGCTGTTGTAGCTGTCCTGCGTAGCCATAAGAGCCGAGTGCCGATTTGTAATCGTCTAAAATCTCCCTACTGAATCTTTCCTTCCAAAAAAGACCATCCTCATAATGCTCTGATAGGTCTTTTGGCTTCAAGTCATCCGAAAGTTCGGCAGGAATACATATGTGCCTATGCTTGTCAGGTGAGGTGTATAGTAGATAGCCACTAAGGTCATCTTCGTGTACCCTTTGCATAATGATAATCCTAACTCCTGTTGTTGGGTTGTTTAACCTTGAATACAAGGTGGACTTATACCATTCGTTTGCGTTTTCTCTTTCTATCTGGGATGCTGCATTTTTTGGTGAGGTTGGGTCATCAACAAGTATTATGTCGCCACCTTGTCCTGTAACCGAACCTCCGACTGAGGTGGCACGTCTTGAACCTAAGAAGTTGTTTTCGTATCTAGCTTTTAGGTTTTGGTCTTTTTTGATATGAAACCTATCACCCCAATGTTTCTGAAACCACTCGCTTTGTATTATATCCCTTGACTTGGTTGCGTGTTCTATGCTAATGTCGGCAGAATATGATGCTGTGATAAACCTCATCTTTGGATGTACTGCCCAACACCAAGCAGGAAAGAGAACCGTCACAAGTAGTGACTTTGTGCTACGGAAGGGTATGTTTATGATTATGTCTTTATCCTTTGGCTTATTATCCCTTATCCTCTCGGCTTCGGCTTGTAATATATCGCAAAGGTATTTATGGTGAAAGTTTACTGATATGGGTACTGATGGTTCGGCAATTTCAAATGCCCTAACGAAGAACTCGTAAAAGGACTTCTCGCAAATGGCTTTCTCCATTGCCTGTAAGAGCTGTTTTCTTTCTTCTTTATTCATTTACCTCAACGTAGTCGGCTAAGTCGTCATCATCGTCACCTTCATTCTTCAGACTTTCCATTTTTAGTTTAAGCTCATCAATGCTAACATTGTCGTCTAAGTTAATCTCAATCTTTCTACTGTTCTCGGATTTGATTTCCGTTGACTGAAGTTTTGGAACTGCATAGTTGAGCAGCTTGGCTATGGCATTGATGTACGCTTCAGGGTTCTTGGATGACAGCTTTTCTAGGGCATCCATAATGTTTACTTCTTGTCCACTAAGGGCATGAGCAATTATCTCTCTTGTTATCTTTGTGCTTTTGGCGATACTGCCTTTTTTCCTGCCTGTTCCGTTGTGATGACCGAACACCCTTTTTGGTGTATAGTTGTCAGGATTTGGCATTTCATCTTTTTCGTCACTCATTATACAAAACTAAAAAAAATAATAATTATATACAATAGCTTTATCTTTAGCTTTATTATGTAGGGTATATTATACCCTTCACGTACCCTTCAATCTATAAAATAGAACTTTAAAATTTTTTTGTAATTTTTTTACCCCATAAGCACTTTTCGCACTACTTTTGCGAAAGATTGTCAATTATTTTCACTAACTTCGTACCTTTCCTATCAACGTTGAATAAACGTATTCCAATAAAACTATTTCTTAAAACATACTGCTTATAAAATTGGATTTAAAATCTGTGTGGTTGTGTGGATGTGGCTAAGTTGTATGAGTATATATATGACGGACTGCAAAAAACAAGTTATCAACAAAAATTACTAGCAATTTTAGTAAAAATATAGGTTGAAAATTGAAAATTTGCACAAATCTGAGCATTTTTCACCCACAATAAAACAAAAAAACAACACATTAAGCCAAAAAAAAAGCACTCATTTATTGGGTGCTCTCTTAAAAATTAGTCTTTAAAACTAGCTGAAGCATGATTTTATTAGAGCTAATATAAAAGTAATGATTAGCCAAAAAGACGAAAGATTGACGTCTTCAAGTCGTTTCTTGTTACTCATGTTTAGAATCTTTCAATTTCTAATCCTACTATTCTAGAGGCGTTAAATTCCTGCAGGTAGTGCTTGTATACTTTCGTTTGCTTTGCACCTCGTACACTTTTAGCATAACACCATGAAGCGAAATAGTAACGGCCTGAATGACTAATTTTAGTATTTATTCTGTATCTGTTCATTATCTTAATTTATCTATGTTATTTTGTGCGGTTATCCATATTATGGCTTGATATTCAAAACCTGTCAACCCTAATTTATGAGCTTTTTTGATTGTAAGAGCTTTTATTTGATTATAGGCTACTTTGCCAATTTGTGCGTTACCTATGCTTTTAAACTGCTTTAAACACGCTCTGAGATGCCATATATCAACTGTAACCGATGCAGGGCAAAGGTGGGCAATGTTTCGCACAAAATTAAACGTCTTGGGGCTATCTTCAGTTATAAAAATATTGCCTTTAGCTAGTTCAAAAGCTTTAAATTTATTCTTATTAAAAGTACAAACTTTTATGTCGTTTGCTTCTTTGCCTTCGCTTATGGCCTGAAATACTTTTTTTGCATCTTTTAAATTTTGTTCCCATCTATTACGTGGACTTAATGCAGAAACGACTGAAGCAACCTTTAACGGGTCGGTGTTGTATTCCTTTGCTACCTCTTGGCAAAATTCGTTAGACTCTTTATACCATCGTTTGCCGTCTTTTATTTGTTCGTCTGTCGCTAGATTAAAAAAGTAATCTAGGTTTTTACTTATTTTTCTTAATTCGTATTTACTTTGCTTTTTCATATTAATATAGATTAAAAATGTTAATTAATAGAACTGTTATAATTATAATTTTCCAAAGGTGGAAAACTAAATTGTCAAGGTTGAAATTTCTCATTTTGTTTTTTTTAAATTAGTGAATATTTAAGGGCTTCTTTATATGCTACAGCCGTTTTAAAAGCATAAATACTAAAATTAGATATATTTTCTTTTTCTAGTTTTATAAAATCATCGTAATCATCTAATAAATTTAAATTGTGGGTAATTAAATCAAATAAATTATTTAATTGTGGATACTCGGCGCAAATGTATTGCGCTTGTTTTAAATTTGAATAAATAGTGTTGTAGTTTAAATCTTTCATTTTATTGAGTTTTGTTTCGACAAATATACAAATTATTTAATACAAAAATAAAAAAGTTTTAGCCCATACAAATAACTTTTTTAATATCCAAATAAAAAATAATATTTTTTTTTACGTGCTGTATTTTTACAGCTGTAAATTAGTTAGTGTAAAAAAAACACTAAGTAGGGTAGGGGAGGGGGTGGTCAGTATAAAAAATTCGGCAGGTCAATGGCAGTTTCAGGGCAGTTTCGGTGGCAGTTTCAACGGTGGCAGTTTCGTGGTCATAAAAAAATAAGGTGGCAGAAAAATTCCACCACCCTATTTACAAACAAAAATTAATCAAAAACAATTCAATCATGGACTTACATAGTATCTCTTGCCTTTTGTTCTAACCCACAGGAGTCTATCCAATGGTATTGTTCTGTATGCACCCTTGTTCATATCGAACACAGTCATCAGGTTGTAGTTGGCAGGGTCATACCTTCTGCCTTCGCCTAGCAGATACTTTGTTACGTTGAACCTAGCCAACATAGTTCTTCTAGTGCCATCCTTCTTAATGAACTCAAGTGAGAACATTCTGTTGTCCTCTTTCATCTTTTCTAATAAGTGCTTTGCTTCTTTCTTTGTAATCATTTTGTTATAGTTAAATTCGTTAGTATTCAATTTGTTTATCATTGGAGTGCCGAAGTACCCCCCTACTCCCCTATCCCCCTTATCCCCCTGACTACCTCCATATCCCATTGTTTTAGTTTTTAAATTCTCTACAAAGATAAAACTATTTTTTAATATACCAAACTTTTTTTAAAAAAAAATTAATTTTTATACGTTTTCCCTCGTAGAATCATATTGATTATTGGCTGAGATACACCATGCTTTTTGGCTAACTTCGTTTGGCTTATGCCACCTGCATCGTATTCCTTGCGTATTGACTCAGCTTCCTCAAGGGTGAATTTGCGTTTGGCATAGCCACCACCCCTCATATCTTTCCTGTCGTATATATTTATGCTCATAATTATTTTTTTAGTGAACAGAACTTGTTACACCTTAAACACCTGTAATACCTCTGACCTAGTGCTTGGAAGTACCTAAGTACAGCGTTTGCACCACAGCATCTACTGATTTGACTTTTCATTTTCTAATGTTTCTATCTCGAACTTGAGATGGTTAATAGCTTTTTTAATATCGTCAATATGCTTTTCTTTGCTCGACATACCCTGTTCAGCTTTCTTACCACAACGCAGTAAGTAGGTAACAGCAGTTCCAATGTTGTAGGATAAACTCCAATCCTCGACCACCTTCCTAGCTTCGTAACCATACACAGAACCAATGTAGTAGCTCGGTATGTTTCTTTCCTTAGCAGTTTCCAATGCTGAATCATTTACATTCCTCTTGTAGTCGTAATAGTATTTACTCTTATCCATTATAGTTCGTTGTTAAAGTATTTATCAATTATCTCTCTGCAATGGTCAAACCCCTTACAGCATATTGCGTAATAACCCCTTTTTAAAGCGTTCTCAATGAATATCTTTTGCTCTTTGGTGGGATATGACTTCTTATCTTTTTTAAGCTCTATAAACAGTCCGTAGTACGTTTCGTTTGGCTCGAAGATAAGCAGGTCTGATACTCCCTTCAAATATCCTGTACGCTTTGCTTTTAGTCTTTGAGAGTAATGCCTTTGAAACTGTCCACCCATCGTAGCAGTATATAACGCACTTGGATATTGCAGTTTCAAGTAATCTACGATATTTATTTGCACTCTTTCTTCTGTTAACCTCTCTTGCTTTGCCATATTCTAATTCCTTAATACGCTTCTCGTAATCTGCACATATGTCCTTTAAAATATCCATCCTGAACTCTATGTCAGATACATCAGCTTTTAAATCTCGAAGTGCGAATATAAGATATAAAATAGAAATAAGCAAAAATGTTATAATAATCGTTGTCATATCGTTTTTTTTTAAAGCCCACAATAACCACTATCACAATCAGTAAAATCATCATCAAATAATTCAAACTGATTGAAGCTATTTTTAATATCATTATAAGTTATTTCTGTTTTAAATCTAGCATTTTGATTTTTATTTTGTTCTTCTTGCTTGACAAACCAATTAAACTGCTTTGGCGATTTATTACTCATATGTTTTAACATTATTGTATTGCGATGAAAACAACCAACACAATTATTAGCATAAGCAAATCTTACAGGCTTATCTTTCCAATATTGCTCTATATTATCTTTAAATATCCCATCGTTAATTAGTGGGAATGTAGGCACTCTGTAAGGTATTGTTTCCCATTTATTTCTACCGTTCTTAGATTTTTCCCAAGTACCTTTCATATGTTCTATTCCGTCTTGACATCTATCTAGCATATTCTTTGCTCTCCTTTGCTCATTTGCTCTAAAACCTATACGCATCTCAACAGGCTCTTGATTGAATTTATCTGCCCACCAATAAAATATAGGTTTTATCTTCATCTCAATTGTGCAAAATCTTTGAATTTTATTAGGTAAATAAACCTTATCTCCTCTTTTTATAATATCATCAAATGTTTTACCACTAATCCAATCTATCTTTTGACCTGTGAATTGTTCTAAGTCTAGCATTGTATATATTATTGTATCATCCTCTAAAGTACCTATAAATTCTTTACCTAGCTTATCGCTAACCAACTGCCTTACTTTTTTATCAGGAAATAAGCAGTCTTTATCATCAGTTCTTACTAAAGAAAATACATTTGCATCAGCAGGATAGTGCTTTGCTATATAGCTTGATGTTTTACCACCACTTAAACTGTTTACTGTTTTCATTTCAATCGCTTTGCCTTGTTAATAGTTTCGTTAATTAATCTCTGACCTTCTCTATCTTTCTGATAATCAGTTAGTTGGCGTTGTTGCCTTTTGAGATTTGCCTTAGCTTTGTACTCCTTGAGCCATATATTCCAATTCCGGACATTGACAAAGCCACCACTATCGGAATGTCTGATGCCCTGCTCGAAGGCAAACATAACCTCCTCCATCTCCATTGAGCCATAGTATCTTGAGAGGTCATCCACAAGCAGTTTCGACATCATTACTATCTGCTCTGTATCAGGTTTCTGACCCAACATCAGGTAACACTTGCTGAGAATATCTACGCAGTCAACATTTAACTGCTCTCTATCGTTGGTAAATCTATACCAAATTTGTCTTTGCTTATCCATTAGTATATGTAATTATCGTAGTTTTGTAATCTTCTTAAATCATCTTTATCATTGAGAACCATTCCTGTAACCATATAAAAGTTATTCCAATTTAAACTTCTACGTTGCAGGGTCTTATTATTAAACATCTTTTTAATAAATTGCTTGGTTTCTTCACTTGCACCTTTGCGTTTTTTGTTGTATTCAATCCAAAATTCTTTTGTGTACTTAGCCATTGTTTATTTGTGTTCTAGCTTGTTCCCAAGCAGTTAATACTTTTTTAGGTTGTGATACCTTTTCATTCTCTTGGGAGGTATTCTTCTCCCAAGTCCTTACGGATGCCTTCCAATCTTTCATGGGGTTCTTTCCGACCTTCCATCCATTAGAAGAATAGTAGTCGTAAAACTTTTCGGCATCAACAGAGTTGTTTCTTTCAATACAGTATTCAGCAATATCTACGACTGTTGGCTTTACAAACCTTTTAACCTTAGCTTTAACCTTAACTATATCTTTATCCTTATCTTTATCTTGTGGGGTAGTTTCTACCCCTTGTGAACCCTTTACATACCCTTGAAGATTATACTTCTCAAGCAATGCAATAACTGATTTGTGAACGTTAGAGTTGGGGTTTAGTTCGCCATATTGAAAGTCAATAAAGTCAGGAATAAACCACTTATCGCCATTGTCAAAGATAACTATCTTATCAAGAAATGCCTGTGGTAGCATATCGTAGATTAGTTCTTCTCCCACCCTGATGGATGCCACCTCTATATCTACATCCCATATTCCTGCGTGATTGCAGTCGTCTAATATGTAAAACCATAGTAGCTTGTGTTGTGGCTTTAGCTCTCTTAGAAAGCGTTTCTTCCACTTGTCTGTGTCTGTCATTCTTTTTGCCATTGTCTTAGTATAAATAATTCATTAATAATTTGTGAACCAAAGCACTATCTTCGTTCACCTCATCTAGTTCTTCTTCAGACAACTCCCTGCCATCGTACTCAGCTTCCTCAATAAAAGCATCACAATACTCAGGATAATCCCAATGGCATACATCTCCAAACTCTACGCAAGTAAATAACTTGATGTCATAATTTTTAGTTTCTTTAGTCATTTGTTTTAGTTTTAATTGTTAATACTTAGGCAAAGATAAATAACTTTTTTTATTAAAACAAAACTTTTTTTAATTTTTTTATTTCAATACTAGTCATCATCTCTACATCAAAGTACGAACCTGCTCTAGGATTTCTACCTCCTAAATAAAATCTACCCTCTAAATTATCTATTCGTTCATAGACGATACCATCATCAAATGCCCAACAAATAGCCACAGGATGCTTTATTTCCTTTTGGTATTGTTGGAGGTCAATAAGTTTTCTCATGGCTACTTGTACTGTCAAACCATCGTCAATCTTCCTGTCAGGACATCCCTTCACCTCCAATGCACCAATGTGAATTAGGTTTTGGTTTTGTAGGTCAAAGTCCACTTTGGAATATTCCCCCTTGTCAACGTAAACAAGATTGAAAGTATCGCAGAATAGCTTTACTGCTCTCTCTTGTCTACGTCTATCTTTTGGGGTTTCAAATTTCATTTGGCAGTTTCAATTACCTCGCAATCAAATGCTTTTATAAACATTCTTACCTTAAAAGGGTAAGTCATTATCGTCAGCACCCACCTCAACAGCTTTGTCCTCAGACTTTGTAAACGTTCCTGTGTTTACTGCCCAAGCCAAAATGTTGTTGTAGTAGTTACCTTCATACAAGCGACCTCTAATATCAATCTTGCAGATTACCTCAGTTCCAACAGGTATTCCTTCTAGCTTATCAATGTTGTCCTTTACGACCTCCATCTTGATTGACTGTGGGTATTCACCACCTGTGTTCACTACAAATTCCTTTTTCTTAAATCCACTTTTAAATTCTTTTGTGTCGAATTTAGCTTCTAAAGTTCCTTTAATTTCCATTTTCTAATGATTTTAATAATTGTAATTCGTTTTGTATGTCATTGATTCTATCATTAATCAAAGACTGCTCTTGTTTTAGGAGGTCAAGTTCCTCAGATAGTGTTACTTCACTATTTTGTTCAAAGACATAATCTCTTACTTTTATGTAGTTTATCATCTCTCTTTTGTTGAAGCTCAAGTAACCCTCCATACTTTTAACGTGGTGCATGATTGTAGCGTGGTGTACGTTGTACCTTTTACCCATACCCCAATACGTGCCACCGAAATGTTTACGCATAAAGTAGAAGAACATTCTCCTGCCATTCATTATAGTCATCTTCCGGCTCTTACCCAACAAATCTTCGTAACTGACGTTATACGTTACGCATATTGCCTTTTTAAGAGCTTCCTCCCTGTCAACACTATTTAGCATTTGTTTATCTCATTTACTAGTTTAACTTCATCCATTTCGTGATACTTACCCTCATCGCTTTCAGATAGCAGTTTCAGGTGGCTCAACCTCAGCAGAGTAGGGTTATCAATGTACTTGTTTATACTCTGACCTTTCAGTCCTGTTATCTCGCTGAATCTTCTTTTGGTTACACCGTTTAGGCGTAAATACTTCTCAAATTTACTTCTCTTTTTCATAATTATTTTAGTTCTACAATTTCTAATTTTATTTCAAACTCTGCTAAATATGCACTTTTAATCTTTTCATCTGACTGTTGCATATATAAATCTATGAAAGTTTGTCTTATTCCTGAAGGTACTTTGTTGCCGTCTATCTTTCCTATTTGACTTCTAGTGATTGCTATAATAGCACCCTCCTTTGTTAATGCGTGTTTTCTAATTGCCATGTCTAAACATTTTTTTAAATTGTTCTCTAGGGTCTTTCTCAACGTAGTCCTCTCTTAACTTTGTAATAAGCTGATTAGCTTCATTATAAGTGAGGTACAAAAGACCACTGTCAATATCTCTAATTACTTCAGGTTCGTAAGGAACACTTGACAGCAAACCCTCAATAACTGCTATCTGCATATTACTGATAGGTTCGCCTTCAAGTAGTTCATCTATCCATTCTAAATCCTTACTCATCAGTCATTTCGTCTTGACCGTATATACCCTGCTCATAAAATCCTGTAAGCATTAATACTGCTCTTGACTTGGCACGTTTCTCAGCCATAGCCACAGGAAACTTACCTGCAAGACCCATAGTGTTTTCTTTAGATGCTTCGCCAAAAGACTCGACAACAGTTTGACCTATGTCCTTGTTCTTTACCATCTGAGCAGTACACCTCAACACAACCCAATCTCTTTCCATTACGATTGGCTCATACTGTAACTGTATGCCACGATTGCTGATAATCTTGTCAATACCTGTGCGTGTGATGATTACGAATCCACGTTTGTCTTTGTAAACATCTTCTTTGACTAGACCATTCGTAGTGAACAGTCTAGCTAACGCATCTTTTCTAGTTTCTTTTTTTACTTCTGTCATAGTTTTACAATTTATTGATTATTTTTCTTAGTTCTTTGAATGAGTTTAGGTCAAACTTTCTAGCATCAAGTCTGCCATTATACCATTCCTCTAGGGTTTTGTTGTCGTTGGATTTCCATTTGACTTCTTCTGTTTCATCTGTTTTTAAGATTCTTTCTAACAGTTCAATCTCTTGGTCTAGGAAGAAAAGGACATCGCCTTTTTTGATGGTTTCTACTTTTAAATCTTGCATAATTCAATTTGTTTTAATTAATAATCTTAGGCAAAGATAAAACAATTTTTGTAATATCCAACAATAAAAGTAAAAAAAATGTAAAAAAAGTTTGTTTACTAGATTATAGAAACTCTACTGCCCAAGTCCATTGGGATGAATATAGCTGTTCGACCACCATCCAAAACAACACCACAACCCAATGTAGGTTTCTTAGGAAAGTTCTTGCCATAGGAAAATGCCATAGCATCTACGTCAATACCACATCCGACATTCATTCCGAATATCAAATCGTTGCGTGATGCCATATAGTTTACACCACCAAAGGAATGGCAATGACCTATAACTGTTGACTGCCTGTTGGCTATTGCTCTGTTCTTGTGAGCCATAGCACCACTACTTCCTGTGCCATGCTCATATAGTACACCATCAATCTCCCATTGCATTTCCCACTTCCAACCTTTAGGTGCGTTCCATATCTCCTCATAGGACTTGATGAATCTTTTGGGTATTCCTGCTGAGGTGGCTTGACGAAATGGTAGTGCCGAATGATTACCCACGCATACCTTCACATCCGGAAACGTGGCATACCATCTCTCCATTGCTCTCTGAGCAGTTTCAGCTTCGCTTTCAGCATTGGGCATCTCAGCCATTTTCTCGTGATAAGACAACGCTGCATTGTCAACCTCATCTCCGATGTGGACTATCTCAGATACTCCGAATCTATCGAATACTTCGTAGCAAAAATCTCTGTAATTAGGATGGCAGAATGGCTCGTGTGTATCTCCGATGATACCTACACCACCACCGTTTCTGTGTTGTTGGATAAGGTCAAATTCTTTTTGGCTTAGTCTAGGTCTGTATTGTTTCATTTGCTATTATGTTTTGGCAAATATAAGAAAAAAATGTTAAAATGTCAAGGGAGGTGCGACTAAACACCCCCCTCGAAAACTAAAACAAAATTGAATGTCATACAAACGTATGTGCAAATATAAGAAAAAAATGAGAAGTAAAAAGTTATTTTCGTGTTTTTTCGATGGAACGACCTCCAAAATATGCACCAAAAGCAGTAATGGCTAGTAATTGCCAAAGGTCAATCCAAGAATCTTTAATTTGCAAGTCCACAAATCCGAAGTCAACTAAGGTAAATATCGTAAGAACAACAAGCAAGAAAGCCAATGATAGTGGTCTAATGGACTTTGTTAGCCAATTACCCTGCATATCAGCTTCCCAACGCTTAGTTACCTCCTGTTGCATCCTGTGGTCGTGGTCTAGTATTATCTTTTCCACCTCAGCTTTTATGAGTTCCTTTTCCTCTGCTGAGGTATGTATCTTATCTATGGCAGTTCCAACGGAGTCTACCAAATCTTTTGCACCTGAAGAAAAAATCTTTCCCAATATATTCATATCCTTAACCTTATCTTTATCTTTATATTTAGTTTTATCTTTATTATATAGGGTATAAACTACCCTTTACAAACCCTTTGGCAAGGGTTAGTTAAAAAAATCATTAGTATGTTTGTATTCTATGAATACTTGTTCTCCTTTTTGTAATTCCTCAACAATTTTACGGTAAACCCTTTTGTATGCCTGTGATGACTTGCCAATGAATCCACCTGTAATCAAGCCATTATTCTCTTGAGAATCGCCCAAAAGTAAGCAACCACTCGTGTGTTCATCAGTGTTACCACAATGTATAAGAATATACTCAAAGTTAGGAACATTAGTGATATGCAACATACCATCGTGTATATCAGCAAACCTTTCGCTATATCTCTTATGAAAACCACCTTCCCTTCGTAATTTTATTTCGTATCTGCCATAGGGTATCATTGTTTCCCCCTTGACCTTGACATCCCTTTCCTCATCCTCAAGGGTGTAGCAAAGAAAGTCGTAACCTATCCAAGTCTTTTCCAATAGCATACCATTTGTGCTATCAGATGATATGTTATATCTAAGTACAACTAATTCCATTAAGACTCAGCAGTTTCAGCAGTTTCAGCAGTTTCACAGCTTTTTTTACAAACCTTACATTTGCCAAAACAAACTTTACCAAATGTCAAAATATATATTATATTACAAATGTGTTTCATTATTTACAACCTTTTAATTTAGCTATTTCTTTTTCTAATTCATTTATCTTATCGTCATTCTCATTGATAACTTTTATCTTCTTTTCCAATCTTCTTTCAAGAACAACTATATCTTCTTCTAACTGTCCTATTTGACTATATGCAATACCCATTGTAAATATAACACCCACTATCCATATTATATTACCAACAGATATTTCAAAATTTTTACTTATCATTTCTTTTTATGAACTCTAATATAATATCAATTTTTTTCATCATTTCATTGATATTATCTGCTGCTCGTTCGTGATGTCGACTAAATTGGTTTTTTACCTCATAAAGTGAAAAAACTAGGAAACGATAAAGAGCATACAAAGCACCTAATAATAAAACTAATGGCAAACCATAACCTTCTATTAACTTTAAAATTTCTTCCATCATTTGCCTTGTCCGTTATATGATTTCTTGTATTGCTTTCCACCCTTTGTTCTACTCTTATTCTTAGAGTGTATGCCCTTCCTTTTAGTTTTTGGCTTCTCTCTAAACTTAAAAGATATACCCTTAGCCATTGTTAGAGAAGAAATAAGCTACCAATGAGCCGATTACAACAGTCCACAAAGTCCATAATGCTTTCTGCATAGTAAGTCTAGCAGATGTGTTTATGTTTACCCTAGAAACAACACCCCTATCAGGGTCAAGAAGATTCTTTGTTAAGTCGTCTAGCTTTTTATCCATTTTATCTAACTTATCCTCCATAGAGTCCATTCTTTGTTTCATAAGTGCTATTTCTTGTGCTGCTGTTGCTCTTGCCATTGTTATGCTGTATAAACAACCTCAACGGTTGAATTAAGTCTTGCTGTCGTTGCTGATGCTGCTGTTGGCTTCAGCGTTACTATTAAAACATCACCTGCTGAAAAAGATGATGATGAAGATAAAGAAGTTACTGAAAAAACATTTGGTGTAGTAGCACCCTCTCCTCCTTCTGTTATCGTATCTCCTAATTGTGTCAAAGCAAAACCTGAACTACTCTCATCAGTAGGAGTTCCTTTGTATATTCTTATCTCAACGCTTCTTGGACTGTTTATAGCAATTACACCGCCAAATGCACCTACATACCCATCTCTCAAGCAATAAAGTACAGATTGAGCCACAGCATCTTGTCCGTCATTAGTTGGGTTGGTTACGACAGTATCAAACGTGTGTGTTGCGTTACCTGCATAAGTTGGTGCATATTCATCTGTCGTTGACTTGCTTAAAAATCCTGAAACTCTTACAAAGTGAGTGGTTCTTAATCTATCGTCTTGCCACTCCAAGCTACCTGCACTATTCTTGGTAAGAACAGTATTGTTAGCTGCTGAACTAAAATCTTTAGGAACGTGAAGTTGTGAGTTGTCTAAACTGCTGTGTTCGTTACTTGCCATATTATGCTGATGCTACAAAAATTTCAATATCTACGTCATTACTTGCAGGGTTAACCTGAACACTAGCTATGTCAGCCATAGTGCCAAAGCTAGGAGATGTGTCTGCTTCTGCTAACATCAAATCATCAGGTGCACCTAGCATATGAGATTCACCTGCACCAAGTCTTACTTGATATAATGTAGCAGCACCTACGATAGCCAACTCAACAGGGTTGGTATCATCAAGGTTAGTTACTCTGATATACTTGGCATCCTCTAAATCAATAGCATTATCTGATGCAAAAGCGTTTCCGTTGAATGTTGCAATAGTTGTGGTTTGACTAGCTGAACACTTTACTATTCTTTTAAACACTTCATTTATGTCAGCTATCTCAAGAGTTTTTGTGCCACCATACTGAGTTCCACCTAAAGAAAGTGTTTCTGTTACCACAACAGTAAGGGTTGCATTTTGTATTGTTGTTGCCATTTTACTTCTTAATTAGTTTTATTTGTGTTATTAAATCTTCTTTAATTATATTTAGGAAATTCAAAATCTTTTTCTCATCATAGTTTCCATAACCACCACCACCATGCTCTTTGCCGCACATATAGCTACCATCAGGCATTTGATGTTCATACCCATCAGGGCAGTCAGGGTTTTTTCTAACCTTCTGATTTTCAGCATCATCCATAGCTTTTTTCATAGGATGGTCTTTGGGCAATAAGTCGGTGTCGTGTTGACCACCTTGAAAACGACCTTTACGCATTACAAAAAGAAAAGAATTTACACGAGCAAATGCCCACTGCTCAGGACTTTTTACGTTAGGTCTAACACTCTCAGGGTTAGTCTTATACGCACCGATTCCCCTGTCAAAAACTTTTTCCAACTTCTTGTAAGTAACTCTTGGATTCCAATCTACTTTTAAGTCTTTAACTTCTTCGTTATGTTCTTTTACCTTGTCCTCTAAACCTTTCTTGACGGTTGGAGTTACGTTCATAAGTTCATCAGACTTTTCGGCATCATACATGAACTTTATAACTATTGGCTCACCCATCTCATCAGTTGTCATTTCAAGCTCACCATTTTCATGTAGCTCTTTCATCATTTCTTGACTAAACTCTATGTGTAAGTCGTGGTCTATATTATTTTTCATATTATCTTTTCTTCCTTCCAACTTTTTTGTTAGTTCCAAGATGACATCTTTCATTCCTCGTTCTCCAAGATTTCCGATAACACCCCATTTAATCTGTGCGACAACTCCTGCCACATTACTGAGATTCGGCTCAACATCTCCTTTAAACTTTTGACCATCTCTAAAATGTCTTTTTGCCCACGCTTCCCTTTCCTTTATCCACTCTCTTATAGCTTCAGTATCTTGACCATCTCTAGCTCTACCCCAAAGCATAAACGCTTCGTTACCACGAATGTTACCTCCTGCCTTCCATATCTTTGGCTGTTGCTCTTTTAGATTTTTAGCAAACTCATAGTCAAACTGCTTTTCCTCGCTGTTACGCAAAGAAATCTTTTTGTCATCACCTTTTTTCGGAAAGTCTGTTGCCATTAGTAAAAAATTATTCCGTTCATTTTCTTAGCCAAATCACCATCATTAGGAGTGGAGTAATCACCATCTTTACCATACAAAGGATAGTCATTAGTTTGGTCTTCATGTGTGATGTAAGCAATCATATCATCCAAAAGAACTTGTGCCTTTCTGAATGTGTCATTCTTCATCTGATTGAACTGCTCTACGTTTGCAGGACTGCTAAAGTCAGATGTGTTGACAACAAGACCTGCTGAGGTTGTGTTGTATTGTATCTCATTCATAACCTCAAATCTAACATACCAACAAAGAGCAGGTTTTAGGTAGTGGGTAAGCAAGTCAGAGTTGGCAGTTGTAAGAGTATCATTGTGATTTTGAGTCTTTAACTCCTCGTACATATCCAATCCAAGATAAGGTTTGATATGTGCTAACTCAGCTATGGTAATTATCTCATTACTAATCAACGCTTGGTCTGTTGCTTGATTAGTGAACGATTGTGTAATCACCTCAGATGCTGTAACAAGATTGTTATACTGTCTTACATTTGCCATTATACGTTTGTGTTTTGTCGTTCAACTCTAATTGTCTGTCTGTCAGATATTAACAACTCACCATCCTCAATTTCAGGAAGGTCTTTGTTTAACATCATTCTCTGCTCGTTGATTGTAAGAACTTGCTTGGGGTCTAGGTCTGATAGGAATGAGATTGGTGGCTCATACACAACCTGCAAATCCTCAGTATCAAGTCCTAACTCTTTGCTTAACACCTTTTTGATTGGTGATAGCAGAATATTTGTAGTGTCTTTGATTACCGTACTCATAGCCAACTCATAAGCTATTCTAATCTCACTACCTGTGTTATTCATCTTTCCTGATGAAACAATACCACTCAAGGCAGGTTGCCATCTGTGAGCAGTAATAATATTTTGGTCGGTTAACTTCTGTAAATCTAAGAAGTCACCATCTTCCTTGTTGCTAATTATCTGAACGTCAGTACCTCTGCTGTCCTCACCATTCTTAACAAGGAATAATATCTTGGAGTTGTTTCCACTACCTGTCAATGTTTCTTTGGCAGTTTCAACAAACTTTTCAGCTTCTGCTTCACCAAAGTCGCTATTTACTGTAACGATTGCTGAAGGACTAAAGCCATTCTTAAATGCTGTGTGATTAAATTTACCAATCTCATAGTCAATCGCTATGTGTTCGAGAGAAGCAACATAATCAGGCAAACCATAAAAGTTAAATGTACTTTCATAGTCTTTGTAATGCACAACAAATCTACTTGATGCAATATTTGGATAAACAGGTATTACCTGCTTTTTCTCAGGACTTTTTTTGTAGTTAGTCCAATCAGGGTGAAAACAAACAGTTTTCTTGTTTTTACTAACCCTTGCTGTGGCAGCATCTTTGTGGTAGAAGTTTATACCACCCTCATAAACAACACCTTCAAGATAGGCGTTGCCATAAGTAAAATAGTCATCAGCCAACTTCTTGAATACATCCTTTAGACTTTCTCCATCTGCGTTGATGTCGTCAATGTATTCTGCTAATGATTCGTTTCTTGTAAAAAATCCACTACCTGTTGTGAACGTGGTCTTTTGAGCTAGTACTGAACGATGCGTTGAGGACTGTCTTTTTAACTCAGCTAAATACTGAGGAAACAAATTGTCTTTACCAAAAGGTATATATTCCTCTCTTAATCTGTCAAGGTCTTTAACCTCTGTACTAACTTCAGGGGTGGATAGGTTTACAAAAGCATACTTAGTGTTAAAACTACTCTTTGTCGGAGTTGTCTTGACTTGATTCTTCTTTTGCTTTTGATTTGGTTTTCTTCGGTTTTGCATCTTCTTTTGTTACAAATTTAGTATATCCTAAGTCAAAAATGCTTTTCAAATCTTTTTGAGTAGCTTTCGACCAATCAATAGAGATTTCTTTAAAATAAGTAACCCCTGATTTCTTTTTCGCTTTATACGCCATAGTGCAATATATAAAAAAAAATACAAAGTCAGGGGCGAACCCCCAACTAAGTATTAAGTATTAGTATTAAGCTATTGAGAATGTACCTGCTGCGGCATCAATCGTTACAGCATCCTCAATTAAGTAAGGAAGCTCACCTGAGCTACAAGTAAATGTAAGTGTAGCACCTGTTTCATCTCCTAAGGCAGCACCTGTGTTCATTTCAACACTTGATAATCTTGCAAACATTTGGTTGTGAGCATCCGTAGCTGCACCAACGTGAAATTTTTGCGACAAACCAACAGCGTATGTGTTGTCATTATAATCTTGACACATAACAACTAAATTTCTGTTTGAAAGATTGTCTATTGCACTTAAATGTGCATCAGAAAGGTTTGGAATATATGCTGTAACAGTATGTTCAAACATAATAGTTCCGCCCTCCTTAGTTCCTGTTGAGGTCAAAGAACCTGTGCCTTGCTTTAACTCAAACAACTTACCGCTTGAATCAGTTATAGCAGTAATCTGATGATTCCCATCCGTATCAAAAGTGATAGCAGAAATGTCAGAAAACAAATAAACACCTAGAGCTTTAAGACCACCTCTGTTCTCCATATCAGTATGTGCTACTGAGATATTTTCTATTGCCATTTTATTATTATATTAAAAGTTAAAAATATAAGGGGGAGTATTTCATCCCCCTTAATTAATTCAATTATTAGTAACCTGAAGTATCCATTGCGTTTGGAGTATAGTAAACAGCTAGTTTACCATCTTTCAAAGCACAACCAACAGAGTAAGCTACTCGGAAACGATACTCTTTGTTATCGTTTGAGTACCACTGCTCAACAGAGTTAGAGCTGAAGTCAGTAGCAACAACGAAGGCATCCTTAGTAGTTAGCATTGCTCTGTGAGTTTCATTGGCACTTGAAGCACCGTTGATAGGAGTAGAGTCAGCAGCTAAAGCAATATCCCAATCTCTACGAACAACAACAGGAATACCTCTATACATAAGCTGTGGCATACCGTTTACTAAAGTTCCGTAACCACCTGCTGCATAACCTGTTCCTTCTAATGTAACCAAGTAGTCATCAGCGATGTCACCTGATACAAAGAAAACGTGGTTTCCTGCACCTAGCAACTCAGGAGTAGCAGAGTCATATAATCCTTGTAGGATTTTAACACCGTTACCTGTTGCTAAAACAGCATCATCAGCTTGAGTAGAAAGACCTGAATACTCTCTAGTAATAAAGTTAGCAGAAGCATTGAAGGCAGACTCAAATATACCATCATAGATACCGAAGTCAGCATCAGGGGCAGATGAATCTAAAGTAGATAACCACAACTGACGATTGAAGTCAGACTGAACACCTTGTCCGATTAAGTCAAGTAGAATGTTTTTTACAACAGTTCCATCAACATTGTCGAAGTCATGTCCACCTCTCATCAACTGACCTTTCATCTTGTTGAATAAAGAGTTACCTGCAAAAGCGATTTCAGCTTCCATTCTTTTTGGAGTGATAGTTACAGCAGCACCCTTCTCACCTGTTTCAGCAGAGAAAGCACCTGAAGCAAACGCTTTAGTAATACCACTTAACGCTTGGAATCTATCTAATACGATTGTTCCTGCAACATTTGGCATAACATCCATATATTGCATATAATCTTGACCTAAGAATAAAGGTTCAAGTATTGTTTTATTTACATCATACTGATTAACAGTAGGTAAATTAGCACTTGTATAAGCCATTTTATATTATTTTAAAAGTTAATTATTTTAAGATTGATTTAGCAAAAGCATCCCACTCGTTGACAACTTCCTCAGTTGGAGTAATTGTTGGCTCTTGTTCTGCTTCTACAACAGTTTCAGTAGCTTCACTTTTGTTTAGTTTAGCTTCCATCTCAGCAACCTTGTTTTGTAGGTCAGCAATAGTGCTTTCCTTTTCACCAACAAGACCTGCTAGTTCTTCTTTTTCCTCTTTCAAAGACTGTGCATTTTCTTCAAGCTCAGTGAACTTGTTTACAACATCTTCGTTATCAGAAAGAACAACAGAAACTTCGCTAGGAGTAGTAGCATCCTCTCCCTTAACAGCCATAACGATTTCCTCTTTAAGACTGTTAAACCAAGTTTTTAATTCTTCGGTCATTTTAAAAAGTTTTTTATTATTATTTAATTCTAAAACATCTTTGACTTTTCTTTCATCTACATTAGTAAATTTAGATAAATCAAACTTAGCAGCAACTCTCATTGGCTCAGTAATATCATCAATGAAACCAAATTCCTGTGCTTCTTGACTAGACAACCAAGTTTCCTCATCCATCATTTTAGACAAAACATCATAAGGTAGTTTTGTTTTTCTTTGATATATCTCGATGATTTCATCTTTTATCTTGTCAAGCAAATCAGCAGTTTTACGGAAGTCAGTAGCTTCCCCTGCCGATTGTCCGAATGGGTTATGTATCATAAAGAATCCGTTTTCAGCCATTTCTACGCTATCTCCTGCCATTGCAATAACAGTAGATATAGAAGCAGCCAAACCCTCAATCTTTATTTGCACATAACCACTATGTGAACGCAAAGCATTGTATATGGCAAGACCATCAAAAACACTTCCACCAACAGAGTTGATTCTTAGTGTAATGTCCTTCTTGCCGATACTTGATATATGCTCAACGAAATCTTTTGCAGATGTACCGTAGTCACCTATCTCGTCAAAGATAGATATTTCAGCAGATTCATCTGTATTTTTTATATTGTACCAATTATTCATAAATGCAAAATTAATTAATTAAAATCGTAAATCTTCGCAAAAGTTATCTAATGTTATAATCCTTATTGTACTTCCTTTTGTGCTTGTAGATTATGTTCTGTATTGTCCTTTCGGAAACATCATACTTTATGGATATGTCCATGTAGGTGTAGGTATAGTTTCCATCGTTTAACTCCAACATCTTGTCAAAGTCTTTGATTATCATAAAATCCCTAAGTTTTCTCGGCTCGATAAGACCTCTTTCAGCAAGATGGTTAAGCACGTTTTTTATCCCTGCTTCTTCAGAGTATTTTATTTTAACTTCTTTGTAGATAATATCTATGAACTCATTTACTATCTCAATGCTGTTTTGTCTTATCATTTCGCAAAGGTATTAAAAAGAGGATTGACTTTCAAGTGCTGATATTCTGTTTTGAGTTTCAGTAACATCACTTTCAACTAAGACAACCTTTTGAGTTGTTGAGCCACTAACCATTGATTGTACGCTTCTCAGCTCACCACCCATCGCAAACTTCTCTCCTTGAGATATAATACCTCCATCAGCAAACTTAACACCATTACCATTGTAGGAGTTTATCGCTGATAGTATTGGTCTAAATTTAGCAGTTGACCTCTTGTTGATTATAGCTTCACCACCTTCTGCTTCGTGTATCGTTCCACCTACTCTAAACTTAACACCACCATTTGCGTGTGATGCACCCTGAAACATTCCACCTCTTGTAAGTCCACCCTTCTCAAACTGAACACTTACTGACTGTTCGGTATCTCCACTAGCAGAGCCGCCACCTCCACCACCTCCAAGTAGATTGTTTATTAATGGTGTTATTAATGCTTTCATGCCAACAGCTAATCCAACTTTTGCTAAAAACGGAATAGAACCATCCTTCCAAAGAGATGCCATTGCTTCTAGCAGTATCTCATTAATCTTCATGCTTAGAAGATTAGCTAGAGCTTCTTCTGCTGTTTGGGCATTTAGTATAACATTTTGTATTTTTTCATCTTCTTTTTGTTGCAATAATGCCAATGCTTGTTGCTCTTTCTCATAACCATCTCTAGCTGCTTCAAAAGACTTTTGTTGCTCTGTTCTTTTCTTAACCTCTAAATCAAGTAGTTTTTGTGCTGCTTCATTATGTGCAACTGATGACATATTTACAAGCTCTAGTTCTTTTTGATACATCTCAAACTTCATATCAAATATAGCTTGTTGCAACTGCCCTTCCGTTGCTATCCTGCCATCTACATATTGTTGTTGCAAGTCGGCAGTTTTGTCAGCTATTGCATTTTCTATTTCCTGCATCCTATCTGAAACAATACCAACTTCAGGTAAACCTATAACAGATGGAACGTCAACTCTACCATTACCACCACCTGTTTTTGTAATTAAATCATCAATCGAGCCACCTAAATTAGAATACGCCTTTATCAAAATATCATATTCATTTTTAAGATTTATAATTTCTTGCCTATTTGCTTTTTGTTTGTTTGTATTTTCAGTAAGTGATAAATTAATGTTTGATATTTCATTATCAACACCATGTAGCGATTCAGATGCAATTTTATTTGTAACAGCACTTCTTTCTAATTGTTTATCTCGTAAATCCGTTTCTTCAAGAGATAACCTAACATTTTCAGCTTCTATTTCAAGCTGCCTGTTTTTATTCTCTAACAATTTAGATTCAGCAGCCATCATGTTTATGCGAGTTTCCATCGCTGCATTTGCTGCATCTTGAGCTATCTTTATATCATCCAAAGTAGATTCTTCCTTTAGCAAGTTTGGAAGATAATCTTTATATTCTCTATTTAATCTACCTATTATTCTGTTTCTAGTTTCTTGCTCTATATTTGTTCTTTGCAAAGTTTGAAACATTACATCCATATTGTGAGCATCTCTAGCTAGCTGTTCTTCTAGGGGTATTTCTAAGAATTTAGCAACACTATTAAAGAAAGAAGCAAAACCATCAATAACTCCCTGTAAAGCAGGTGCAAAAGCATCAACAAAAACAATTCTTAGTCCATCAATAGCCGACTGAAACCTTAATACAGCACCCTGCAATGAATCACCTATAATTCCTGCCATATCAGAAGCAGCACCTGATGAATTTCTAAATGCTTCTGTTTGTTCTTCTATCTTGTCAATATGCTCAATCATTGTGGATATAGCAGCAACTTGCCTTACATCAACAACCTTGAGCATCTTCTCAACGTTAACACCCTCATCTCTCATTCTTCTAAACTCACGAACCATATCCTCTCCTGAGTTTACGGTAAAGCCGATTGACTTGGCTAAATCAGATGAAGGGTCACCTAGTTTAAGAAATATGTTACGAAGCGATGTACCTGCGATAGATGCTTCGATACCTGCATCTGTAAGCACACCCATAACAGCAGTTGTTTCCTCCAAGTCCATACCTAGCAGTTTCGCAACAGGAGAAACCTTTGTCATTGATGTTTGAAACTTCTCAAGAGTAAGAGCAGAGCTTGTAAATGAAGCAGCCATAACATCTGCAACTCTAGCACCCTCACTAGCATCTAAACCAAAACCTCTAATCGTAGAGCCAATCACAGTTGCTGTTCTTGCTAAGTCCTCACCTGTTGCTGTGGCAGCCAATAAGGCAGCTTCTTGAACATTTAAAACTTCTGATGCTGTAAAACCTAGTTTTGAAAAGTTAAGCTGTAACGCAGCCACTTGTTCTGCTGTAAAGAAGGTTGAACGACCTAATTCTTGTGCTGTTTTATTTAATGAGGTAAATTCAGTTGTTGTTGCACCTGATATTGCTTTTACCTTTTGCATCTGAAACTCATAACCCTTAAAAACATTAAACGCTTGTTGAAGTTCCTTTCTAGCAAACTTTTGCACTTTGTTAAAGGCAACCAAAGCAATAGTAGCAGCACCTATTGCCTTTGTCATTCCTGTAATACCAACAGATGTGTTTTTTGAAGTTTTACCGACATCTCCTGTTGATTTTGATGCCTTACCACTCTCCTTGCTTAACTTATCGTAGTTGCCATTTAACTTCTCTATCTCAGTATTTAAGGACTTAACATCATTAAGACCTAATACTTTAATCTTATATACTGATTCTTGTTTTCTAGCCATTATATTTGTTTTGGTAGTTGTTTAAATATATTATCTATGTCTTTCCCTATTGATGAATGTATTGAATTGTCATTCTTCTTACTTCTTCTGTTCACAACATTTCCTATGAAGTTTGTCTTTTCCCTTGTTGAAGAAAGTCGCTTACCACCTTGCGTTGGCAAACCCTCAATCTTTATTCTTTTAGCTATTGCATAAGCTACACTTTCTTTCTCGTTCTCGTTTGAATGTTTTATCCCCTTAGCATCCATCCAATCCTTGATGGCAGTAAGACTAGGCATATTACCTGCTTTCATTCCATTGTTAACAATATCAACATATTTTGCCTTTGTCTGAATTACTAACTCAATCGAGTCGGCAGTTTCATCAAGGTCATAAAACATGGAGTCTGCAAGTTTTCCTGTTGCTATACTATTTTGAACCTCAAGCTCATTTCTAAAGCCATCAATAAGTTTCTTACCTATTGCATTTATTGTTCTATCAAATGTCTTTAGTATATTCTTCATAACTATTAAAACTCTATAATTTCATCTCCTTCAAACGAATAATCAGCTTGAACGCTACCGACTCTACCTGCTAGTTCAGCTTTTTTCATTATGGAGTTTTCTAATTTTTCTAACTCAGCTACAATATAACCATCAAAGGCAGAGAAGTGGTAAAACCTTCCGTTAAAGGTTGGTATTGATAGATTGCCTATCTTTCCAAATTGGTCAAAAACAAAGTCCGATGTTGGTATTACTCCTGTTTCAATCTGAACACCATTCTCTCTTATTATGACTCTATCGTTGTTTCTTTGAATAGTAATAAGCAAATCCCTTTTTGACGGCTGCCAATAACCTGAAACTGTTGCTTCATATTCACTTCCTGAAGCAAAGCTAATGTTGTAAGATTTATTAAAAGACTCACCTATTGATATAAACATATTGTTATCATCACTCTTTCCCAACAGTCGATATTGCTTGTGTAAAGGGTCTGCTATTGGCTCTATATAAAAGAACATTGTAAAATCTCCTGAGATGGTTACAGAGGAATCAAATGTCATAAAATCAGAGTTATCTCTCTTGAAATAAGCAGGATATTTTCCGTTTACACCCCTGCCCTCAAAACCAATGTCAGGTTGATTTGCTGTTGTTGTTTGATTCAAGTTGTTGTTACCAAAAGATGGCTTCCAAAGCTGTATATTGTTTCCACTTGTAACCGTTGCAAAACCTCTGTTGTAGTCAAATGAAATTATTGGATTTATAATAGTATCACCCTCAAACTGAGAAACAGCAGTAGATGCTGTGTTAGATGCCTTAATTCTTCTAGCCAACCTTCTTTCAGGCGTCATATAAACATTCTGCTTTATAACAGTTTGATTGTCTGAAGTTCTATCATAGACAATAGGTTGAAGCACGTTGTCAATCGTTGCGTAGATGACATCTTTTTTTGTGTCTTGATTTATAACAGCTAACTGTTTTATACTTCTTTTTATCCTTCTCATTAAAGATTTATATTTTCTACATCAATATGTAATGCAGTTGGTGTTGTTGTATCTCCTAAAAAAACATATTCCTGCAATTCAACCTTTGTTGATTGCTGTTTGTGTGGCTGAAAGTCTATTATTTTGTTTATTCTGTAATAAACCCCATTTATATATACCAACTTCTGAAAATCTAACAGCATCATATCAGACACTTTTAGATTAAGATAAACTATTTTTAATCTAGGGTTTTGTTTTAACTGCTCAATCATCTTGGAATAATACAAGCTATACAAACCCTTCTTTACCTCCCTGTCACTACTTATAACTGTATTGTGAGATATATCCGAAAATGATAGATTATATTTCAAGTCATTATAACCATCTGATACTGTATGTTCAGAAAGGGTGCTTATTGCAGGTTCGTTATATGGTGCTGTATTATTGCTGTCATATGGCTCTGTTGAGTTTAAGTTGTCAAAAGCACAAAAAGATGCCTTTTTCCAAGAGTAATAGCCACCTATATTATCATTGTCAATGTTATCTATATTGTAATACATCCTCATTCTCTTTCCGTTTGATGATGAGTACAAACCCTGAAAATCATCTACCCTAATAAGTATTCTAGCACCTATCTCAAACTGCTTTTCAGGTCTTTCGATAGCACTAGATATTGATAAGTCGCTATATTCACTAAAATACATTGGTATCAAAGGACTTTGAGCAATTAAACTTGACTTAATATAGTTTGGCTCTACCCAATTAAAGGTGGGTGAAAAGTAAGCATTTTCAACCTTAAACTCACCTGTGGCGAACTTGCCACTATCGTCAATCTCTTGGTAAGCACCCCAATCTACATTATTTCTTTTGTTATATCTATTTATCAATCCATCATTACTAGCATCTTTATACTTGAATAATATCTTTGATTTTATGTCATACAAAAACTCATTCTCTATATCTTTTGAGTAGTCTATCTTATCAGACCAATCAACGGCTTCTGATGTTGATTTATAGAAGTGGTCGTAAGGTTCGACATATACAATTTTTGATATTGGGTCAGTTTTAAACTGAAGGTTGAACAGTTGAGATAAACCTTTCACGAAGTCAGCTTGAGTTCCTTTTGGAAGCATATTCTGAACACCCTTTATTTCTTCACCATTAAAGTAAGAACCTGTTTGCTCTATTTGTAAATAGCTGTTTGGTTTAGTTTTTAAAGTTAGTGTATTTGTGTTAGGATTAATTCCCTGTTGATTAGTGGCATACTTATGTATAAATTTTATTTTCAAGGCAAAAATATCACCTGCTTCAGCAGAAACATCAAGAGCTTCTAAATTAAATTGATGGGTGTGTGTTGTTACAGGATGCAAATATATCGTTTCAGTGTTATTTTGAAGGACAACCAAGTCCGTAAAAGTGCCATCATCATCAGCACCACTTGTAAGTTTTGCTATTGATACTTGAAGTTGGTAGCTCATTCTTCCTGCATTAGCATCACCATCGCTGTGAAATTCAATAGATACTTCTGCGTTTAAGTTAAAAGTTCCACTACCCTGAGCAGCCACCACTAAGCCATTTTTGAAGCCCCCTGTATGCTCAATCCCCAACTGTGCGTTCCCATAGTCGTCAGTATCTTCACCTTGTTGTAGTGGTGCATCATCTTGCAGGGTGTCAGCAGAAGTTATAAAATCAAGAACAAAGTCGCTATCATTATATCCATACTCATCTATTGTGAATGATTGATTCCCTATTGAACGTGGCTCTTCGTAGGCAACCCCCTCATCAGTTTCACCGTAATCCAAAGTAAATATAGTTTCTTCAACACTAGATGAAACTCTACCAAAAGAAAGGTCTGTAATCTCCTTTGGCTTTTGGAATATAAGAGGCATTATGAGGTTTCTAAAAAAATCACTATTACAAAATGTCGAAGAAACAGTATAACCCTGTGCTTGAAATATCTTATCCCAAACATTTTTTATATAAACACAGGGAATATAATCGCTATCTATTGTAGCGTTAGCACTTGAATCACTCTCACCAACAGTAATCAAAGGGTACACTAATCTGTCTTTATTAAATACGTAATCTTTGAATGTTTGCCTAGGATTTTCAAAGGTAAACGGAACTTCAGGTACAGGTGGATAGCTTGTGTATGACTGAGAACTAAATTTAAGCTCTTTCAAGTCTAAGTTTTTTATGTTTGATGCCCAATTCATATTGTCGCCAAGAAAAACGCACTCATACTCTATAACATCTTTATTGCTTATAATCTTGGACATTCTAATAGTTCCTGATATTACAGGAGAGTTGTCTAAGTAAATTATAGAGTCTAAATCACGCTTAACACCCTTTGTATCTATGTTACCATCTTTGTGTATATGACCAAATATCTTGTTGTTGTTTTTGGTGGCAGGAACTTTGAAAGACTTACTAAAGCTACCACCCCTTGAGTTCAAATCTCTAATATCAAAATTTTTGAAAGTCAATGACAATGGAAAGTTGTCGCTTGAAACAATATCCAAATCTCCATAAACATCAAATGAAGATGTTGAGGTGTTGTAATGTCTTATCTCTACTCTTATCTCAGCCATTATTTAAGTGTTTTTTGCTCTTTACTGTGCATATAATCTACGGTGATTTTCTGCACATTATTACTGTCAAACATTGTAGTTGTTGAATCCTTGATTACAACAGGAATGTAGTAGTTTCTGTTCAATGTAGAATACCATCTCTCGGTATTAGGAAGGTCTGATTCATACTCAGTTATCTTTATGTAGTCTATTTCAGTAATCGTTTCCTCATCTTCAAACCCAACTATAAAAAAGGCAGAAATAAATGCTGCGTCAGAACTTGGATAGGCAGGGTTGTTAGCATTATTTCTTTGACTAACAACCTTGTCAGTAGAATTTTCGCCCAAACCTGAAACATAACCCCTCCAAGTTTCCCATTCGTCATCACTAATTTGGTCGTAATTATTTAATGTTGGGTAGTGAATACCAAGATTAGTACCACTAGAATTGTAAGCCGTAAAACCACAATAAGTAGTTCCATCACCACTTCCCGACCTCTTGGTTCTTATCTCAATCTCATATATCTTGTTTGGGTCGTATGGTATTCTTTTTCTACTTACTGCTCGAAATTCATCATTTCCTGAGTTATCTCCAAATACAAGATTTCCTGAACCTGCTATGTGGTTGTTGGAAGTTGTTAATTGAACATTATCATAGCTTCCTTGTGTTTTTTGCCAATTATCTTCACTTAAAACAACATCAAAGTTATCTCTAAACACCTCTCTGCCTATCCAACCACCTTCAATCCATACTCTTGGTGATGAAAGTAAATCCTCCATCATTGGTATCTCGCTGTTGCTTATAGGTCTTGATACTGCCTGACCATTTCTGTATGACTTGATATTAGACTTTGCAACAGAATGGTATTGGTCAGATGTGATGCCTCCTGTTCTTTGCTCGTTTGCTGTGTTGAGGTAAAAGTTTGTAGAAGGAGATTCTCCAAGTTGGTCGCCAAACTTAGGGTATATTGTTTGCTCAAAGGTACTTGATGATGTCATCAGCGACTTTATCATAGTATCTTCAAAGGTGTAACTGTCAATGCCGCCCAATCTGTTTTGCCAATGGAAGCGTGTTGCTCCAATGTTTGTTGTGCTGTGATTGATATAGTAGGTAACAGTTTCACCGATTTGTGGGTCAGTTCCTGTTTTGGTAAAATAAGATTTTATTTCATATCTTGAAATGTATCT